AACCGGAAATTGGGTCTGAGGCGCAGCCAGTCTGCGTAGTAGGACCCATCCGGGCCACCTTCGGGTGGCCCTCCTATTCACGGTGCAGCCAATGCTCCTAGCCCGCCTAATCTGGCTGCTGGTGATGTTGGCGGCTGCGCTTAGCCCGTTCTTTGGTGAGCCTGACCAATGACCACTCTTGCGTACCGATCCGGCGTGCTTGCCTTCGATACGCAAATGTCGTGTGGGTCATTCAAGCGCCGTAGCACCAAGGCGTTCCGGCTCAAGGACGGCTCGCTGTTCGGCATTACTGGCAACGTCAACGACGGCCTGAAGCTGCGCCGCTGGGCTGAGGGCGGGTACAAGGACGAGGCCCCTAGCCTGGACGATGACTCGGGCGTGGAGTGCATCCACGTTCGCCCTGATGGCGTGTTCCTGATCGACGGCGGCCTAGAGCTTATCCGGGTGACGGATGAGTTCGTGGCGCTGGGTTCGGGTGGGCCGGTGGCGACTGGTGCCATGGCGATGGGTGCGAGCGCCCTGAAGGCCGTGGAGATAGCAGCGGAGTTCGACGCGGGCACGTCAGGCCCGTTCCAGACGCTTTCGGTAGGCGAGGGCGGGCAAACAGCAAAGGTGCGGCCAATCCGGCCAAGGAAAGACAAGTGAGGCTGGTCCCGTTCAACGTGGCGGGCAGCTTGGATACGCCCGAGGCGGTTGCCGAGTATAAGCGGCAGTGCAACGCGCAAGCCTTCCTCGATGCCATCGCCTACAGCGAGGGCACGGCAGGCCATGGGGATGACGGCTACAACGTCCTTGTCGGCGGCGACCTGTTCCAAAGTTACGCGGATCACCCGCGCAAGCTGGTCACGCTCAACCGCAAGGGGCTGAAGTCCACGGCGGCAGGGCGGTATCAGATCCTTTCCCGTACTTGGGATGACCTGAAGGCCAAGCTCAAGCTCCCCGACTTCGGCCACGAGTCGCAGGACCGCGCGGCCTTGCAGCTAGTGCGTGAGTGCCATGCGCTGGATGACGTAGAGGCGGGCCGCTTCGATGAGGCGGTCGCCAAGTGCGCCCACATATGGGCGAGCTTCCCCGGTGCCGGCTACGGCCAGCGCGAGAACGAATTGACCAAGTTGCGCGGCGCTTTCGTGCGTGCAGGCGGAGTGTTGGCGTAATGATCGAATCAGGGACAGAGCTGCCAGCGTGGCTGGTGGCAGGGTTGGCCTTTGCCGGCAACGTGTGGCAGTTCATCCAAGGCCGCATGGACCGCACCAAGGCCCAAGCCGCCACCGATGCCGCTGTCTCTGAGTACAAGGCCGACGCCACGGTCACGGACGCTGCCGCCGCCCAGGTGAAGCAGCTCCTTGAGCGCGTCGAGTCCCTAGAGAACAAGTACAGCAAGCTGTGGGACGAGCTTCAGGCCGAGAAGCAGGCCAGCTCAAAGCTGCGCGATCGCGTGCGCCAGTTGGAAGGGATTCTGCGCGACAACAACATCACGGTGCCGGCTGAGTCCTGATGTTCCCCCGGCTCACCAAGTGGCTATCGGTAGGTTTGGCCGTGCTGGCGGTCGCGGCGGTGATGCTCGCCATGCACTTTCGTGGGTCTCTCGCTGTTTCCCGTGATCTACAGCACCGAGCCGAAGAACGAGCGGCTCAACTGGACGCCAATCTGAAGGCATCCGAAGCGGCGAGGAGGGCGGAACATGCCCAAGCCGACAAGTTCCAGACCATCGCCCAGCAATACGAACAGGACAAGACCGATGCGGAAGATCGCGCTAGCAAGCTTGCTGCTGACCTGCGCGCTGAGCGGGTGCGTCTCCGTCCCGAGTGGCGTTGCGACGTGCCCCAAGCTCCCGCCCGTGCCGGCAAGCCTGATGCAGCCGCCGACGACCGAAGCAAAGGTGCGGCAGACATTGTTCGAGCCGCAGCAGACGCAGACAGCCAAATCCGGCAGCTCCAAGCAATCCTGAGGGCCGAGCGTGAGCACTAAGGGAAGCTGGCAGCGTCCGTTCGATAGCGGCGCATGGGCCAGCAACTTCGAGCGGATCTTCGGCAAGAAGGCTAAGCCGATCAAAGTGACTGTCCCTGACGATCTACCCGAAGAACCCCAAGACACCAACGAGAAAACTCCGTGACCTGGCAAAACGCTTTCGACCTTGGCCCGCAAACCGTAAAGGTGTGGGCAGGCGGCGCGGGTGCTTGGGATTGGACGGGCACGCTTAGCAAGGGTGGAAGCGAGTCTTTCACTGACCCCGTATCGTCCGGGAACACGCTTACCGTTAGCGTCGATAGCTCGGGCGTGGTGACGCTGGAAACGGATGCCGGAGCCTTCACGGGGCGCCATGCAACCGTCGTCGTGGGTGTTCCGCTCAACTCAAGCTCGGCGCGTGTCGTCGGCGTCCTGTCTGCCGCACCAGGCGCCACGGCGCAACAAGTCTACAGCGACGGGACTCAGGATGGGTTCGCGCTATCTGGCGGAAGCGCAACCAATGTGTGGATGCCTAACCCGGCTGATGCCTCCCGATGGCCGCTTGCCCTGATGGGCGCTGATGCGAGCTGGATTGTCTGATGGCGCTCATCCTTTCATTCTCCACCGAGGTCGATGCCCCGCTGCCGAACCCGACCGACTGCGACGAGATCGGCCGCGTTACGCGCTGCATCGTCTCGGCCCATGACCGCACACGAACCCATGAGGCGCGCATCGGCTTCGGCGAGAAGCGCTGCCTGGTCGCCGACTTCAGCGGGGCCATCTCGCCTAGCCGCTACATCACCTCCATCACCTGGCGCTGCATCGATGGCTATGTCATCGCCATGAGCAATGCGCGCATCCAGGGCACCAAGCGTTCTGCGGCCGTGGACATCCAGGCCAATTACGGCGGCGAGTCGTGGCTGCGCTGCGATGTGACGCTGGATAACGGCGAGATCTACGTGCAACGGTTCCACGCAAGCGTTGTCGGGTATCCGTGGCCGTGGCCCGACCCTGTTGCGCCGGGTCCGCTGATTCTGACGGCCTCGTAATCGCTCTCTGAGACCGGGTGCCATGGCGAAAGGAATCAAAACGGGCGGCGGCTCGCGCAAGGGCGTGCCTAACAAGGTGAACGCTGAGTTCCGCGAAACCGTCCGGAAGCTGCTTGAGGACAACAGCGAGAACGTTGGGCGCTGGCTGACCCTGGTTGCTGAGGGTGATGGCACCGAGACGGGCAAGCCCGACCCTGCCAAGGCGCTAGACCTGGTTGCGAAGCTTGCTGAGTACGCAGCTCCCAAATTGAGCCGGGCTGAAGTTGAGCACGGCGGCAAGGTGCATCTGACCCATGAGCAATGGCTCGCAAGCCTTAAGTGATGCGCGCCTGAGGCTAAGGGACGATTTCGAGTTCTACGCCCGCAACTGCCTAAAGATCCGCACCAAGTCAGGCGCGGTCGAGCCGTTCGTATTTAACCGCGTTCAGAAGTTCATCCACGAGCGCCTAGAAGAACAGCGGGCCAAGACAGGCAGGGTTCGCGCCCTGATCCTCAAGGGGCGGCAGCAGGGTTGCAGCACCTACGTTGGGGCGCGCTACTACTGGCGCACGACGTGGAGCCAAGGTCAGCGGACCTTCATCCTCACCCATGAGGACCAGGCGACACAAAACCTGTTCGAGATGGTGAACAGGTATCACGAGAACTGTCCCGAGTTTGTCCGCCCATCGACAGGCGCGGCGAACGCCAAGGAACTGTTCTTTGACGTGCTGGACAGCGGCTACAAGGTCGGCACGGCTGGCACCAAGGGTGTTGGTCGGTCTAGCACCATCCAGCTCTTTCACGGCTCTGAGGTGGCGTTCTGGCCCAACGCGGAAACGCATGCGGCTGGCGTGCTTCAGGCGGTTCCCGATGAGGACGGGACCGAGGTCATCCTTGAGACCACGGCCAACGGCGTTGGGAACCTGTATCACCAGAAGTGGCGCGATGCCGAGAACGGCGTCGGCGACTTCATCGCCATCTTTGTGCCCTGGTTCTGGCAGGACGAATACCGAAGGCCGGTTCCTGCTGGCTTTGCCCTGGACGAGGAAGAAAGCGAGTACGCGCTGCTCTATGGCCTCGACATGGAGCAAATGGCCTGGCGGCGAAACAAGATCGCCGAGCTGAAGGACGCCAACCTGTTCAAGCAGGAATACCCGGCAACCGCTGCCGAGGCGTTCCAGATGAGCGGCCATGACAGCTTCATCAAGCCTGCATCGATCGTCAGGGCGCGCAAGGCAGAGTGCGAGCCGTCTGGCCCGCTGGTCATTGGCTTTGACCCAAGCCGATACGGCGACGACAGCGGAGCCATGGCCCACCGACGTGGGCGCAAGGTGCTGAAGATCGCCAAGCGCCAGAAGCTCAGCACGATGGAGTCGGCAGGCTGGGCTAAGCAGGTGATCGACACCGAGAAGCCTGCGCGCATGTTCATCGACGTTGGCGGCTTGGGTGCTGGCATATATGACCGCCTGGTCGAGATGGGCTATGGCGAGATTGTCAGGGCGGTGAACTTCGGTGGCGCCCCGCTAGAGCCGCCGCGTTTTGACGATGAAGGCCGCGAGATCCCAGGACCGTCAAACCGTCGCGCCGAGATGTGGATGAACTCTCGCGATTGGCTTGATGCCGAGGGCGGTGCAGATATACCCGACTCCGACAGCTTGCAGGCCGATGCCTGCGGCCCTGGCTATCGCTACGACAGCTATTCGCGCCTCGTGCTTGAGAAGAAAGAGGACATGCGCCGACGCGGCGTGCGAAGCCCCGACGAGTGGGATTCGGTTGCACTGACCTTTGCTGAGCCGGTGGCGGAAGCCTACGCGGTATCGCTCGACACATACCCCACGGACTACTGATGGCCGAAAACGACACCGACCAGCTTGCGGAGATGCGCAAGCGGTATAGCCGTGCGCGCGATCATTGGGCGCCAATCTATGACCAGGCGCTAGAGGACATCCGGTTCATTGCCGTCCCCGGCCATCAGTGGGACGCCAAGCTCAAGGCCCGCCGTGGTGATCGTGCCTGCTACGAGTTCCCCAAGCTGAAGGGGCATGTTCGCCAGGTGGTGAACGAGATGCGCCAGAACCGCCCCGGCGGCAAGGTGCGCGGCGTGGAGGAATCGGACCAGGCGCTTGCGGAGATCATGCAGGGCCTGTGTCGCAACATCGAGTCGTTCAGCAACGCAGACCAGGCCTACGACATCGCCTTTGAGCAGGGCGTGCAGGGCGGCATTGGCTACTGGCGGATCACGACCGACTACGCCGCGCCTGACGATTTCGACCTCGACATCTTCATCAAGCCCATCCGCAACTTCGTGGCGGTGAAGTTCGACCCGGCGGCGGTGGAGATTGATCGCAGCGATGCCAACTGGTGCTTTGTCGAAGAACTCATCTCCAAGGATGACTTCGAGCGGCGCTATCCCAAGGCCGATCTGTCCGACTTCGACACGGACCACGAGTGCCGCGACTGGTGGGAGAACGGCCAGGTTCGCGTTGCCGAGTATTGGTACAAGGAGCCGGTCAGGCGCACGCTGCTAGCGCTATCCAGCGGCGACACGGTGTTTGAGGATGAGGTCAAGCCGGAGGAATTGAAGGCCGCCGGTATCACCATCCTCAAGACGCGTGAGGTAGACGACAAGAAGGTCTACATGCGCCTTGCCAACGGGCGCGAATTCCTCACCGAGCCTTACGAGTTCCCGAGCAAGTACATCCCCATCGTGCCGTGCTGGGGCGAGATCGAGAACATCGACGGCGTTGACCATGTGCAGGGCATGGTCCGCCCGAGCAAGGATCAGCAGCGGTTGCATAACGTGCACCGCACGGCGGCGATTGAGGCGGTTGCCAAGGCTCCGAAGGCACCGTTCTTGCTCAAACTCAAGTGGATCAAGGGGTTTGAGCATTTCTGGAACAAGGCCAACGCCGAGGATTACCCGTATCTGCCGGTGAACGACCAGGCCGAGCAGATGCCGCAGCGCGCCACGCAGGCCGAGGTGCCCGCCGCGCTGATCCAGCTTGCCGCACTGGACAACGACGACCTAAAGGCCGCCACGGGCATCTATGACGCCTCGCTGGGCGCGCGCTCCAACGAAACGAGCGGCATTGCCATCGGTCAGCGCAAGCAGCAGGGCGCCACGGCCACGTTCCACTACATCGACAACCTCGGCTATGCGATCCGGCAGACCTACCGAATCCTGATCGACATGATTCCCCGCGTGTACGACACGCCGCGTGTCGTGCGCATCCTGGGAGAGGACGGCGGGGCGAAGTGGAAGCAGCTCTATCACGAGGTGCATGACCCGGAAACCGGGCAGCCGGTGGTGCTCAACGACATCAGTAAGGGCAAGTACGACGTGGTCGTCACGGTGGGGCCGAGCTTCGCCACGCAGCGCATGGAGTCGGTTGCGGCCTATGCCGAGATGGCGGGACAGGTGGGCGCGCAGTTCCCGCCGCTGGCCGCGATCCTTGCCTATCAGGTGGTCAAGAACACCGACTTGCCAGGCTCCGAGGACGTAGAGAAGGCATTGCGCCGCGTGCTTGTGGGGCAGGGCCTACTAGAGCCGCAGGAAGGCGACCAGCCGCCGCAACCGCCGCCGCCTGACCCTCGCGTGCAGGCCCAGGTGCAGAAGCTTCTGGCGGACGCTGACAAGTCCAAGGCGCAGGGTGCCAAGGCCGCTGCCGAGGCCAGCGTCATCCAGCCGCGTGCGGCCTCTGAGATCTACAAGAACGAGGCCGACGCGAACAGCCAGCACATGGACAACATGGAGCGCATCCACATCGCGCACATGCTGCAAATGCCCATGCCGATGCAGCCCGAGCAGCCCGCGCAGGGCGATCTAGCCGCACCCGTTTCACCGCTCCAACCGGGCTAAGCCCGAAGCGCACCGGCCCGCTTCGGCCGGAACCCGAGAGGATGACATGACCGACGAAACCACCATCGTTGATGGTGCGGGCGATGCTGCGCCTGCGACTAGCGAAGAAGTCACCAACGAAACCACTGTTGCCCAGGAAGGCGACACCCCGGAGGCCGACACCAAAGCGGCTGAGGAGGCCAAGAAGGCCGAGGAAGAGCAGGCCCGCAAGAAGAACCGCACCCGCGAATACATCAACCGCATCAACCGCGAAAACGCGGAGATGCGCCAGCGCCTAGCTGAGGCTGAATCCAAGGCGAAGGCGCCGACCCAGCCGGCACGCGAAGGCGCGCCCAAGCTGGAAGATTTCGATTTCGACATCGGGGCGTTCACTCAGGCACATACCGAGTACGTCCTGAAGCAGCACCAAGAGCAACAGAAGCAGGCCGACGAAGGCCGGCGACAAGCGGAACTCACGGCGACCTACAACCAGAAGGTTGCCGACTTCGCCGACACGCACCCGGATTTTCCGGAGGTTGTCGGTTCGATTGCCTACCCGCTTTCGCCCGCTATCGAGGCCGCGATCATGGCCCACGAGCTGGGACCTCAGATCGCTTACCTCCTTGGAAGTGACGACGACGCTGCTTTCCAGCTAGCCGCCGTGCAGCCGCACCTGGCTGCCGCCGCTGTGGATCGCATCGCATCGCGCCTGGCATCCGCGCAGCAAGTGACGCCAAAGCCAACTCCCTCCCCCAAGCCCGTGACCAAGGCACCCGCGCCGGTTCCCACCGTGAGCGGTCGCGCACCTGCGGAAACCCCGCCAGAAAAGCTGACCGACGACGAGTGGTTCAAGCGCCGCCGCAAGCAGGGCTGAGCCAAAAGGTAATCGATCATGAGCAATACCCTTCTTACTCACCAGATGCTGGCCCGTGAAGCGGCGGCCATGCTGGTCGAGGAAGCCAACCTCATCAAGAACATCAACACCGGCCGTTCGGACGAGTTCGGCCAGAACATCCAGGGCTATCAGAAAGGCGATTTCGTAGACATCGGCGTGCCGAACGTGCCGACCGTCTATGACGGCGCGAGCTTTGCCGGTGGCGGCTCCGCTCCGGACTGGACCGAGCAGAAGGTGCGTTTGCAGCTCACCAAGCAGAAGCACGTACCCGTGGCGTTCACCGCCAAGGAAAAGAAGCTCAACCTGACCGATTTCAAGGCCCGCATCCTCAAGCCGGCCATGCAGTCGCTGATCTCCATCGTGCAGGCGGATCTGCTCAGCGATTTCGTCAAGTCGGTCCCGAACGTAGTGGGCACGTGGGGCACCGTCCCGAACACCCGCACGACCTACGCCCAGGCTCGCGCCAGGCTGGAAAACTTCATGGCGCCCGATGGCGACCGGACGGTGCTGTTCTCGTCCGATGCCAACGTTGCCCTTGCCGAAGCCAACGCCTCGCTGTTCCAGGCGCCAGGCGTTAGCAAGACCTTCCAGGATGGCAAGGTTGGCGAATATGCCGGGTTCGACTTCTACGAGAACCAGTCGATGCCGGTTCTGGCCCTGGGCGCGGGTACGGGTTACCTGGTCAACGGTGCGGGGCAGGGTGGCAGCACGCTGACCGTGGACACCGGCACGGGCGCTCTGCCCAAGGGCACGGTGTTCACCATCGCGGGCGTCAATGCGATCCACCCGATCACGGGTGCGCCGCTGGGCTATCTGCGCCAGTTCGTCGTTACGGCGGATTACGCGGGCGGCGCGGGCAGCGTGTCGATCTATCCGGCCATCGTTCCGAATTCCGCCACGGTGGTGGGTACGGTCGATGCGGCTCCGGCGGATAACGCGGCGATCACCGTGTTTGGTACGGCCTCGCAGTCCAAGCGCCAGAACCTGGCGTTCCACAAGAACGCGTTTGCTGCGGCCTTCGTACCGCTGCCGGTACTCGCCTCGTGCGAGGGCTACACCGCGACGGTGCAGGGCGTGTCGGTGCGTGTCATGACCTTCGGTGATGGCGCTAACGACATCGAGCGTACCCGTATCGACGTGCTGTATGGCAATGCGACGGTCCGCAACGACCACGCCTGCCGCATCACGGAGTAACGGTCTTGGCGGGCGTCCTTCGGGGCGCCCGCTTTCTTTGGAGCCATCCAATGCATCAGGAATACCCGCACATGGTCTACCGCGATGGCGCGGTGGGCGATGACTGGCTGATCGTGGCTGACGCCGACGAGGAAGCCAAGGCAGCGAGCAAGGGTTATGTGCGCCTTGACGCACCCAAGCGCCGCAAGGCCAAGGGGCAGGAATGACCCAGGTCGCCGACATCCTGCGCGATGCGCTGGGCCATCTGCGCGTCACGGATGCCAACGGCCCGCTGGACGAGAACGACGCGGCAGATGGCATTTCCGCGCTCAACCGCATGATGCGCCTGTGGGAGGTCGAGGGTCTTTCCCTTGGCTGGCAGGACGTGTCAGAGCCTACGCAGGACATGCCGACGCCGCCGGAGGCTGACGAGGCCATCGGAGCCGGCCTGGCGCTGCGCCTGGCTTCCAAATACGGCAAGCCGGTCGATCCTGGCGTCGCTGCGATGGCGGCCAATGGCGAATCCTCGCTGCGTGCGCAGATCGCCTCCAACACGCTTTTGCGCGTGGTCTATCCCGATCTTCCGGACGGTGAAGGCCAGCCCTTCGGTTGGCATCGCGGCTGGCGCAATGGGCTTGTTGGCTGATGCGCTGGCAAACACTCAATATCGTCGGTGGAGCCTATGCCGACGACAACCTGCCGTGGTCGCACCAGGACTGCGTCAACTACATCCCGGTCAACGCCGAGCAGGAAGGTACGCGCTCGCCGTCGCTGTTGCGCTGCCTGCCGGGCCTTAAGCCCTTCGCTACCTTAGCTGTCGGCGAGATCGTCGGCGGCCCCATTCGCGGGGTGCGCAACGTGGAGGGCAGGCTGTTCGTTGTATCGGGCGGCCATCTCTTTCTCGTAGCGCCCAACGGCACCCCGACCGCCATCGGCTCCATCCCTGGCGTCACGCGGTGCAGCCTGAGCCATAACCAGATTGCCGGCGGCAACGAGGTGGTGATTTCCAACGGGCAAGCGGGTTACGTCTACAACACCGTGACCGGCGTCCTGTCGCAGATCACCGATGACGGATTCCCGGGCGCGCTGTGCTTCGACTTCGTTGATGGCTACATCCTAGGCGTCGAGCCCGGCCGGCGCTTCGCCTTCACGTCCGACCTTGCCGCCGCAAGCAGCTACAGCACGCTGGACCAGTACGAGGCCGAAGGATCGCCCGACAAGCTCATGGGGCAGGCGGTCACGCACCGTGAATGGTGGCTCATGGGCGAGCGCACCATCGAACCATTCATCAACACGGGCGCCGCTACGGGCACGTTCCAGCGCTCGCAGGGCACCGTCATGGAAGTCGGCCTTGCCGCGACCCATGCCGTCGCCACGATGGACAACTCGGTGTTCTGGCTTGGCGGCGATGGGATCGTCTACCGGGCCAACGGCTACACCCCGCAGCGCATTTCAACCCATGCCATCGAGCAGGCCATTGCGCGCTGCAACCGCTCCCAGGCGTTCGCCTTCACCTTCGAGGACCGGGGCCACAAGGTCTTTTACCTGACCTTCCCAGACGGCCATACGTGGGGCTACGACGCCGCAACGGGCCAGTGGCACCGGCGCGAGTCCTATGGCCTGAATCGCTGGCGCATCAACACGCTGACCTATTGGAACGGCGTATGGATCGCGGGCGATTACACGACCAACAAGCTCTATACGCTCGATTGGGATACCCAGGACGAGGACGGCCAGCCGATGGAGCGGCGCCGCATTAGCTCCGTCGTCCACGACAACCACAACGCCATGATCATCAACGGCGTCACCTTCGACATGGATACGGGGCTACCCAGCCACGACGAGTGCTTTGTCGATGTCCGTTACTCCAAGGACGGCGGCCGCAACTGGTCCGACTGGCGAAAGCGGAGCCTAGGGTCTACCGGAAGCTTCATCAAGCGACTTGAGTTCCGACGCCTCGGCATGGGCCGCCAGTGGGTGTTCGACATCCGCGTAACCGATCCCGTCCGCGCTGACCTGATGGCCGGCGCGCTACTTCCCGAACCCACGGATAGCTGATGGGCCATTACACCGTGCAAATCCTGCCTGACGAAGGCGGGACGGGCGAGCTTGCGCCGCTTCCGAACAAGCCCAGCCTGCAAACGATCCAGAAGTTCGAGCAGTGCCTACGAAAGATGCCGGGCCAGCTCGATTTAGAGACTACGCATCACTTCGCCGATGGGCTGTACGGACGAGAAATCTTCATCCCGGCTGGGTGCGTTCTAACCGGAAAGATCCACAAGGGCGAACACCTCAACTTCCTCATGAAGGGAGACATAACCGTCTGGACTGAGGACGGGATGAAGCGTCTGCAAGCCCCCGCCGTGGTCGTCTCCAAGCCGGGCACAAAGCGCGTGGGACTCGCCCACGCCGACACGATATGGGTGACGGTCCACGCCACCCGTGAAACCAGTCTGGACGCGCTCGAAAGCGAGTTGATCGTTCCAGAAGAACAAGCCATTGAGGTTTCGGGAGACAAGCTATGTCATGGGTAGCAGTCGCCATCGGCGGCGCGGCTGTCGTGGGCGCCATTTCGCAAAACAACGCATCCAACAAGGCGGCCAGCGCGCAGAAGAATGCAGCTAACGCGGCGATTCAGCAGCAGGAGCTGAACTACAACCGCACCGCAGCGAACCTCAATCCATACATCGACGCGGGCGGATCTGCTCTTGCCCAGCTTCAAAAGCTCAACAGTGGCGATTATTCCAGCTTCAAGGAATCGCCCGACTACCAGTTCACGCTCAACCAGGGCTTGCAGGGCCTAGACCGCTCGGCGGCGGCTCGTGGCTCGCTGTACTCCGGAGGTCACAGCGCAGACGTTCTCAACTTCGCCCAGGGCCTGGCCTCGCAGAACTACAACAACTATTACTCAAAGCTCGCAGGCTTGGCCCAGGGCGGCCAGAACGCCGCGTCGAATCTCGGCAGCGTAGGCACGGGCAACGCTGCGGCCATTGGCGGCTATCTGACTAACTCCGGCAATGCCCAGGCCGAGGGCTACATCAACAGCGCAAATGCAACCTCGAACATGATGGGCCAGCTAGCCGGCGCCTATGGCATGTGGAAGGGCAATCAGGCACCGCCGCCAGTTACTGCGTCGTCCTACGGCAACGGCAGCGTGCTCCAAGGCGGCACCTACACCGGAAACGGCTCGCTTGCCACCTCGTGGCCCGGCATGAACAGCACCTGGGGTTGATCGCATGGCACAGTTGATGTTTCCCAACATCGTCGGTCAGTTCCAGCAGGGCCAGCAGTACGGCCAAATGCAGGCGGCTAATAGGCTCGCGGGACAGGCTTATGGCGCCACGGACCCCACTCAGCGGCAGGCGTCGCTTAGCCAGCTTGCCGGCGTCGATCCGCAGCTTGCGATGGGCCTTGGCAACTCGCTACGCCAGCAGGACGCGGCCACGGCACAGGCTGAGCAGACCGCACAGGCGAACCAGAACCAAAAGCTCAACGGCGCGGCCAAGTTCATGCTTCAGGCCGTGCAGTCGAAAGACCCGGCGCGCATCCAGGGTGCTTGGCAAGCCGTCTCGCCTTACCTGTCGCAGCTCACTGGCAAGCAGGCGCCTCCGGCCTGGTCGGACGACATGCTGCCGGCGCTGTATCAGACGCTCGCTACGACGGGTGGCATGCCTGACCCTAAGACGTTCAACGTATCACCTGGCGGCAAGGTGGTGGACGCCACCGGGCAGGTTATCGCCGACAACCCGACGCAGCCGCACGATACGGGCGATATGGCGCTCATCCGAGCCGCGCAGCGCGATCCGTCCATCATCGACACCTATCGCAAGCTCCATCCCACCTCGACCGGTGGCGGCATGGGCCGCGCCCCTACGGGCTATCGCTTCACGCAGGACGGAAGCCTAGAGGCAATCCCTGGCGGTCCTGCCGATTCGTCGGGAACCGGGCAGGGCTTGTCCGGTGACGCCATCGACAATGCGGCGTGGTCATACATCGGTTCCGGCAAGCTTCCTCCCATCGGTCGCGGCAAGGAAGGCGTAGCTCAGCGGACGGCCATCATGAACCACGCGGCGAAGATCGCGAAGGATGCTGGGATCTCGCCGGCTGAGCTTCAGACGGTGCCTGGTCGCAATAGGGCGCTTCAGGCGTCGCTTACCAACCTGCAAAAGACTTCCGATGTCATGGAGAAGTCTGAGCAGGCGTTCATCAACAACACAAACACGGCCCTTGATATTTCGTCCAAGGTGGACCGCACCGGATCTCCGGTTATCAACAAGTGGCTGCTTGGTGGCAAGGATGCGGCGGGCGATCCGGACGTGCGCGCACTCGATGCCGCCATCACAACTATGTCGGTGGACTACGCGCGCATCATGTCTGGCGCTACCGGCGCGGGCGGCACTCCCATTAGCACTGCCGAAGAAGCCAAGCAGCTCATCAAGAAGGAGCTGTCGGACAAGTCGCTGCGTGCCGTGGTCGATGTTCTTAACCGCGACATCCAAGGCCAGCAGGCCGCCGTCCATGCCCAGCGAGGGAAGATTCTGTCGGCCATGCAGCAGATGCACGACGACGCCGCTCCGGCTCTCGCCCCGCAGCCTGGCGCTGCCCAGCAAGGCGCGCAGCAACCGCAGGCCGCGTCCGCCGACTTCTCCCACCTCTGGAACTGACCGATGCCCAAGCCGTGGAAAGAGGTAGCCGCCAGCCCGGAGTATCAGGCGCTTGCGCCCGATCAGCAGAACGCCGCGCGGGAGCAGTATTTCTCGCAGGTGGTCGCACCTCAGATCAGCGACCCGTCACAGGTGCAGGCGGCCAAGGCGCAGTTCGACGCGCAGACGGCTCCGAGCATGCCGACGATGACGGTTACGGGGGCGCCAGAGGAAAAGCCTAACGGGCTAGGCTCAGACTGGCAGAACTATGCTGCCGCCATGGGTAAGTCGGTCGTCGATAATGGCCGTGGCTTATACCAGGCTGGCCTTGCGCTTGCGAAAAACGCACTTTCTGGCGAAGGCGCTATTAATCGAGTGCTTGGGCGAGAGGATGTGCTTGGCAATAAAGTGCAGACAGCCTATGACGCATCCAAACAGGCCGAGGCCGAGGCAAGGTTGCGTGATGAGCCGTTGATGAGCACGAAGGCCGGTCTGGCTGGGAATATCACCGGATATGGCCTGCAAATGGCGCTCCCCATTGCCGCCACGCGAGGCACGCCACTGGCTGGAATAGCAGCTCCAACGAGTGCCCGTGGAATGGCGCTTCAGGGCGGACTCATGGGGGCAATTAAGCCGCTAGCCAATGATGAGGGCGAGGGTTCGCGCCTCAACAACGCGCTTGTTGGAACAGGTGCTGGCCTCGCTGGGTCGCTGGTTCCGCGCCTTATCGGGGCTACTTATCGCGGCATTACATCGCTCGCTCAACCTTTCTTCAAGGGCGGGCAGGAGACTATTGCCGCCGGAGCTATACGCGATCTCGCACAAAACCCTGCGGCTATCGCCAGGGTAGCGCCTTCGGCAGTGCCGGGTGTGCAGCGCACCTTGGCCGAGGAAACGCTAGACCCTGGCATCGCCCAACTACAGCGACAGTACGCGGTACAACTAGCCGATCAGCAAGCACAGAGCAACGCCGCGCGGGTAGCGGCTATCCGATCTAATTTCAACGGCGCAGATGCGGCGGGCGAACAAGCGGCCAAGGACGCCGCCGACCGCGCAGCGATCCCTCTGCTTAGGCAGGCGCAGCGCTCAGGGGCGCAGGTCAATACTGATCCTGTCATCGCTGCAACCGATAAGCTGATGGCTCAGTCTAAGGGCAACCCGGCGGCTGTCGATACCATCCAACGCGTCAAGGACGAGTTGTTACCCGACGGGATGCCGGAGCGTGGAGTGGCTGCGCTCTACAACACTCGCAAGTTTATTGATGACCTATTGGCTGGCAGGGCTGGTGGCGACACCAACGCGGCCAAATCAGCCACGGTGCAATTGCAGCTCATCAAGAAGCTGTTAGACCGGCAGATCAAGCAGGCCGCGCCGGAGTTCGGGCAATACCTTAATGCCTATCGGCAGGGTATGAAGCCTGCTAATCAGGCAGCGGTCGGAGCCGAGTTGCTTAGCAAGGGTGGTGCCGTGCCGGATGCTATAACGGGCGAACGCACCCTGACGCCAGCGGCCTTTAGCAGGGCCACAAACGATCTCGACCAATTGGCCTCTCAAGCCACTGGATTCGCAAAAGCGAGGGCCGCCACGACACTTACGCCACAGCAGCAGTCGGTTATCCAAAGCGTGCGAGATGACCTGTCCAGGCTCAACTATGCCAACACGGCGGGACGCGGTGTTGGCTCTCCTACGGCAAACAACCTAGCCACTCAAAACGTGCTGAGTAACTTTACTCGCGGACTTGGAGCTGGCAAGTCGATCATTGCCTTGGAGCCGGTCAAGCGTATTAGTTCCGTGATGGAAAAGACCTACGGCTTATTCGGAGTTCCGCAGCGGTTGCACGATATCATCTCTACCGCCCTTGCCGATCCTGCCTATGCGCGGCAAATCATCGCCAAGCTGCCTAACAATGATCGGTCCACTGTCGAAGCCATGGTTAGCCGGCTTACGGGCCCAGGGGCCGTGGTCCTCTCCGAAACTCAGAAGTAGCAGCCGCTTCAAGCGGCCATCCGGCATGTATTTCCATACAAGCCATGTGCTGCCAAGAGTCACTAGCGACACGGAAATAAACACGAGCGGCGTGATGATGTAGGGCGCCACTACTCTGAATAATTCGTTCATGCCAAGCCCCGCCCCGTGCGGGGCTTTTTGTTGGAGTCCCCATGACTGCCTTTCGCATCCTAAACCAATCGCCTGTCTTTTTCGACTTGCAGGGCCGTCCGGCGGCTGGCGGTTCAGTCAAGTTCTACGACGCCGGCACGACGACGCCCAAGGATGTCTACGGAGATTCTGGGCTGACGGTGAATAACGGCCCGGTTATCGCTATTGGCTCCGATGGCAGGCCGGTGGATGACCTGTGGGGCAATGGGTCTTACCGGGTGCGCGTCTATGCCGCTGACGGGACGCTGGTGTCCGACGATGACGACGTAGAGATCCCCGGCGGCGCCGGAACATCCATCCCCGCGCTGCTGGCGGGGCAGTTCCTGACCAATGACGGCGGCGTCATGCAGTGGGCCGCCATTGTCCAGGTCCCCGACCCCACCGGCCAGAGCGGCAAGGTTCTCGGCTCCGATGGTGCTAACCCGGTATGGCAGACGCCGCCGGCCGCGCCTACGCTTCCGCCCCTGCCGACCGATGGCGTAACCGCAACCTCGGGCAAGGTGACGCTCGGAAAGCAATGCATCCAGTCGGGCACGGGCACCTTCGCCGCGACGGGCGCGCAGAGCGCTAACACCACGGTCACCTTCGGCACGGCTATGGCCTCCTGTGAGGCTGTGTTGATCCAGATGACGGGCAACAGCATGTATCTGCATGCCCGCGTGGATACCAAGAGCGGCACCGGCTTCACGGCCTCCTGCGACTCCAACATTTACGGCCAGAACATCAATATCAACCAGCCGTTCGTCTACCTGGCCTTCGGCACGCTTGCATGACGGCCCTGCTTCCATCCGCGCGGGAGGTGTTCGTTAATCCTGACGGGACGCCTTCGCGAAGCTTCTACAGCTACCTCTTGCAGCAGACGCGGGACGCTGGTGGATCGGGTGATTCTCTTGCTCAGGTCGAGCTTGATGTCTCGACGCTTGCCAAGCGGCTTGGAGCTGAGGACGGCAAGCCATCGAGCGTTTCCTACCCCGTCTTTCAGTTCCAGGGCTTCACCAGTCTGTTTGCGGCGCAAAATGGGAGTGTCGTATCGCTCTCGTTGCAGAATGACTCGGCGGCCCCGGGCAACTCCTACTGCTACGGCACCGGAACGGACGGGACCAAGGGATGGTTACCTATTTCTCAGGCCATTGCGGGGTCGAGCACGATTACGGCCACGGTGGGAGCGGATGGCGTAACCACGCTCACGCTTCCCAACGTCTCCGTCACCTCAGGCGGCACGCTCAAGAAGCGCGCCTTCGATGCGCAGGGCAGGCTTTCTCAGGAAGCTGCGGCCACCACGGATGACCTTTCCGAGGGCGCGTCAAACCTCTACTTCACCAGCGCCCGCGTGCTGGCGACCACGCTCACCGGTCTGTCTACGGGTACGAGCACGCCAGTTTCCGCAACCGATAGCGTACTTGTCGGCATCGGCAAGCTTCAGGCCCAGGTCAACACCAACGCGACGGCGATTTCGGGCAAGGAGCCGGCCATAGCGTCGGGAACCACGGCCCAATACTGGCGCGGCGACAAGACCTGGCGCGACTTCGCCACCGACGTTCGCGCTGCGGTGCTCACCGGTCTGTCCACGGCGACCAGTGCCGTCATTGCCGCCACCGATACCGTGCTCGGCGCGCTGGGCAAGCTGCAGGCGCAGATCACCGACAACCTGCTTCCGCAGGGCTACATCGACGGCTTGAAGATGGTGTGGGTGAGCGGTACGGCGCTCACGGTCACCACGGGCGCGGCATACATCCCAATCCTCGGCAAGGTGCTGCGCGTTAACTCGGACATCGCCAAGACGGGCCTCGTTCTCCCCGCATCCACGTGGTGTCACGTCTATCTCTATAGCAATGCCGGAGCGCCGGACATTGAGCTATCTACCACTGCGCCAGACGTGCCATACAATGGAACGGCCCGGACAAAATCCGGTGATAACACCCGTCGCTACCTTTTCAGCATTATAACCGATGCATCGGGTAATATAGCTAACGTTATTCATTTGCCAGGAAACACGGTTCTATACCGTGGGTCATGGACGCGTGTTCTTAGCAATGGCACGGCGACGACTGCAACGGCCGTCTCGTTGGCGGCGACGATCCCGGTTACGGCTGTGGTTGCGCGGATGAAGGCATCGAACAACAGTTCGGCAACAGCATTCACGATACGCGCCCACAACGGCTCCTCGTTCGTCCCCTTTACTAATATTGAAATTGCCCCTTCGGGCGGTTTTTCGTTCGCTATATTGGATGTTCCAGCAACGTCGTCAAATGGAGTTCAGTACAACTATCTAGCAAGCCCAGGCACCACGGGCGCTTATATTGATATTGCCGGTTACATTTTCGAGCGATGAATATGTACGCCATATCAAAACTGCAGTCGGGCCAGGTCAGCTGGCGCACCATTGGCTCGGATAGCGACCTTCTTCCAAACGAAACTTTAGCCACTGATCCGCCTGCGCCCACGATGGCCGATGCCGCCGCCGCCCTTACTGCGGACGTTCAGTCCTGGCTCGACGCCACCGCCCAAGCCAACGGCTACGACTCCCTCGCCTCGTGCATTTCCTACAGAAATGACCCCGTGACGCAGTGGGCTGCTGATGCCGCCGCCGCGCTCGCATGGCGATCTGCCGTGTGGCAGGCCTGCTTCCAGTGGCAGCAGAACGCGCAGGCCAATCCTCCCGCCACCTTCCCGACCTCGCAGGAGGTCATCGCACAACTGCCGCAGCCGGAAGCGTTCGGCTGGGTCGTGCACACGCCGGGAAGCTCCTGACGCAGCCTGACGGCATCGGCCTACAGCGTCGGCAACTGTCAAGGATTACTTTACGGTTGCCCTGGGGTTCTGGCGGCCTGTCGCATAGGCGTCAGCCGATAACCGGGGCGCCCCATCCTGGGCATGTTCGTGCCCGGATTGGGTGGGCGCTGAGGTGGTGGTGGGCGGTGGTGTAGGACTGACCCCAAACTGACCCCACGACATCCCGCAAGCCTTGATATTTCGTGATAGTTTGTGGCCGCCGGAAGTAGCTCTAGTCCTTGTTTTTGCTGATCTTCCCTGACCTTGACATGGTAGGGGTCACAAGTTCGATCCTTGTACCGCCCACCAAGAGCAATCCAGCAACGGCGCGGCTTTCGGGCTTAGCGCCGTTTCTGCTTTCTATGGTGACTGACCCCGGACTGACCCCAAGACGCGGCACCTTAGCCGCCAGTTCGTCCACCAGCGCATCCAGCGCCACCCGCGCCTGTCCTAGGTAGCCGGGATCAAACTTCGCGTAAATCTCGCTGGTCCCTGCGGCCTTGTGGCCGATCTGCCCCGACACTTCCCAGCCAGGCACGCCGCGACGGCGTAGCTCCGTGGCGACGGTATGCCGCAGCACCTTGGGGATGAACCATGCAGGCAGCTTGGCGGCGACGCGGACCTTGGCCCACGCCTTCTTGATCGACCCGATGCGCTTGCCGTGCCAGTGGACGTAGTAGGCGGCATCGCACCCGGCAAGCTCTCGGCGCAGCATCTCGGTCAGCGGCACCACGGGGCGGTACTTCTTCGTCTGCTGCCGGCCTGCCGGATTCAGCCGGATCAAGCCCGCCTGCCAGTCCACCTGGAACGGTTGCAGCCCGAGCGCGGCGTCACCACGGCAACCGGTCCCAAGCCGGATCATGCAGTACGTCCACAGGTGCGAATCCTTCGGGATCGCGTTGAGGAACGCCGCTAGCTGGTCGATGGTGGCCGTGTGCGGGTAGGGCTCACCGATGGGCGGCAACTCCACCCACGGCACCTGCACGATCTCCTGGCGCTTCCACGCGCGGTTCAGGGCCGACTGCCCAACGCCCAGCACCCGGCGCACATAGCCCTCGCTGTAGGGCTTGCCGCGATACGTCCGCGAGCGCAGCCACTTCACGAAGTCCTCTTGGGCGTCCACGGTCAGATCAGCGACCGTCCTGTCGCCCCAATACTCCCGCCACAGGTCCGCCGCGCGCTTGGCCGTGTCCTTGCTAGGGATGTGGTCACCGTGCCGTGCCAAATAGCGCGTCAGCAGCGTCCCGATGGGTACGTCTTCGGGCGCCTGGTCCCTGATCGTCGCGTTGGCGACGTACCACTCGGCTAGGGCGACTTTGGCTTGTTCAAAATCTGCTGTGCCAAGAGAAGCGCGCTGCTTGACGCCTCGGCTGTCGCGCCACGTCCGCTGCCAGTTGGCGGTCCCTTTGCGCCGTTCGAGCCAGTAGATGCCGAGCTGGAAACGTTGCATTGCTGTGCCTCAAGGTACGCGGTGATGTGGTGCTCGGTGTACTTCGGCGTGGGGCCGATCATGATGCAGCCGATCTTGCCCGCCTTGCGATAGCGAGCAAGCGTGATCGTAGAGATGCCGAGATAGTCGGCCACCTCCGGTTCGGTGTAGAGATGCGGCAACTTTTCTGCGGCGCTCACGGCGTCACCTTTTCGTCGATCCCGAATGCCTTGTTGTAGTCGGCTCGGGTTGTGTTTCTCACTCGCTCGATGCGCGCCTCTAGGCTACGGATCGCACGTGCCTTGCCATCCTCAAACGCTGCGTCAAGGTCTTTCTGCTCGGATGCGGCGAAGAAAGGATGCAGAAAGCTGCAGGTAGCTACGTCGCTCACCCCTGACCCTCCCCCGCGCGCATGGCGGTGTCGAGCTTTTCAACCAGGCAGATCACACTGGCCGGCAAGTGCTGGCCGAACGTGACTAAGTGCTCTCTCTCGTCGCGCTCCCACTCGTCACGCATCGCTTTCACTCGCCGCAGCGTTTCCGCATCCCGCACCGCCGCCGCAATCTCGGCGTGGTGTTCGATCAGGTAGTCAGCAGCACCTTGATTGGCCCGCAGCACGGTTTCGAGGCTGCTAGCCGCCCGCCTGCGCCACACCACCCCCTCCAGCTCTGCGATCAGGTCAGCCATGGGCCTGCTCCCGGTATTCGACTTTGAACTCAACATCTGATTCGGCCGTGTCGCGCCAGAGCAGAAAGTCGAGCAGGTCTGTCAGAAAGCTTTGCTTCGGCTGAAATGCGAGCCACCGGCCAACTTTGCGCGTGAAGTAGCAGTGCCCGCACTTCGGGCACACGCCCGTGTTCTCGTCGTCGTCCGTGTGATCACCGCAGATCGTGCAGGTGTTGATCCACCGCCAGCTAGACGTGTTGATTAGGACCCGTGGCTTCTCAGCCATTGTTCTCGCCTCCTAGGTGGGCGGTGATGCGGGGATGGGATTCGCGCCAAATCGTGTCGGCTTGTTCGAGCCATTTGCGTCCGTTCGTCTGCGCGTCTGACATGCATTCGTCCATGCTGTCGAAGCTCTTGCCCGCGCCGCTCGTGGCGTAGCAATGACCGTCGGGCATTGTCACGGTCCAGAACCAAAGATGATCGGGTGCGCCAATGCGAGCGATCTTCAACTGGCAGTGCGGGTGAATTCGGCTGCATCGGTGGTAGCACTGCGCACGCTCAAGTAACCGATTGAGCTTCGCAATCTCCGCCTCCTGGTCGCGCAGGGCTTTGGCAATGATTGCCATGCACCGGGCGTCCTCTTTGGCTGTCGCGCCGCTCAACCGCGATTCGTCCAGCGGCGTGCACATCCGCTCCACCGCCTCTCTCAGCTCAGCGTTCATTGGGCTGCTCCTTGTCCGGCGTGGGGGAGGCGGGGAGAGGCATCCAGTGGGTTGGCGTGTAGATGCTTGACCACTCGCTACAAGTTTCCGTTACCCACCCGTCGCGGCTGTGATGCATAGCGACGCAGATACCCATGCGCTTCGTAGGGCCCACAAGGATCAACTCATCCTTCGGAGCCGTCGCAATATCCCGCCACCCCGCCTTCTCGGCGGAAAGGGCGCGGTTCTTCTGCTCGTGAACCTGCACCATCGCCTGCACGTATGCATCCCCCACATCCACCGCCTGCGCGGGCTGGGTGAGGTGGGCGCGGGCTCGCCATGCCTGCCATGCCTGTTCGGCGGCGTCGTCCCAATACTCATCCGTGGCTAAATTCAATCTCGGGGCAGTGCGAGC